ACAATCACGAACTAGCCCTAAAAGTAATGCAGTTGGGCGTTCGCTTATTCCTTCACACCTTAGCCGGTTTTCAGGTCAAAAGTGAGGCAATTGAGACTAACAAGCAACTTGAGAACCAAATCGCTGAATTGACTGCCAAAATCGACAAATTAGATTATCGAGAAGTTGACTATATCGATGAAATCCTCGGCTTAAAAGACCGAATTAAAGAGATTGAGAGCAAAAACTCTACTCTAGAGGAACAAATCGAGTTAATGGGGGGATATTAAGTAAAAAGCAGTAAAACTGGTTGTTTACTGCTAAGATAGAAATTGTCACCATAACTGGTATATAACTGATAAAGCTAACCTCTGTAGTCTCTACAGAGGTTTTTTGTTGGGTAATGTTCGGAGCTTGTTGTCTAATGTTCGGAGCTTGTTGTCTAATGTTCGGAGCTTGTTGTCTAATGTTCGGAGCTTGACTGATTGTTGGTTTGTAAATAGATTGTAGATAAGTTGATCAACAATAAAAAGCATTGATATATATAGCTTCTAGACTTTGTTTATATTGTTAGCCTTATTCCCGTGTCAGGATTTTTTATGTTTTTATTGCTGACCTCGATTAATTAGATTGTTAGTTTGTAAATAGATTGTAAATAAGGGTATTTACAAAGATAGAAAAGATGAAAGCATTGATATATATAGCTTTCATTATTTCTGTACTTTTTTGTTGATATTGTTGATGATTACCCCGTGTGTATTTTTTTGTTTTACTGTTGAGACTGGTGTTTTCTTATTGCTGACCTTGTTTGGTTTCTTTATCTTTTTCTCCCCCTATAAAACATCAACAATATCTACAAAGTCTAAAACCTATACCCTGTAAAGCTTTTGATTGTAGATAACCTTATCTACAATCTATTTACAATCTAACAATCGCTCTGTAGTATTTGTAATATATGTAATACGGATAGATAAAAAAATACCGCCCTTTGTTTAGACGGTAGCTCCTGTCAATCTTCTAAAAAAATTCTCTCATAGTCTTAATAGAATTGTCAAGACAAAAAAATAACCGCGCTCCCGGGTGCGGTATAAAAGAGCGCGGCGGTATAAATTATGTTTTCTTTTTAAGTATATCTCAAAAAAGAAAATTTAATATATAATACAATAAACAGTACAGAACTTATTGATGCCCCAAAAAGTCCTCACAGGCAATCTCTATTTAATAGGGCAGTCGTATCCTACGATTGCCAGTGAAACTGTTATTGAGATTAAGCAGGGAGCGACTTGGGATGAGGAGTTTTATGTTCAAGGAGATATTACGGCATGGAACATTAACTTCTATATTGCCAAACAATCAGGCGAGACTAGAATAGCTACTGGCCGGATCGAGGGGTTGCAATTTGGAGATTTTACGGTAGAGGGAGCTGAATATGAAAATTACACTTATTTTAAGTTGATTGTCGATAGTAATATTACGGCTGAAATGGATATTACTCCGATTGCAATTAAAGAAATTACACAGCCAAAACCAGGAAGAGACTACTGGCAAGCTGACTTAGAGGCTTCTAAAACAATTGCTACTGAATTGATAGTTCAACCCTTAGCTTTTGATCTAACTCCTGTAGTGGTAAGGGGGCAAGTCTGATGGCGGTAATTATTCAGTCTTCTGGTGCGATAGCAGAAATAATAGGTAGTTCTCAGAAGATAATTCTTTCAGCTACTTTAGGGAATGCTGGCTGGTCTCCTATTCTTTCTTTAATTTCTGACGGCAATCGTCGGGTACTGCAAGTATCTGATTGGGTAGGCGGTTCTGGTTCGCCACCAGCTATCGGAGGGTATATTGGGAATAATGGCATAGTTCTATCGATTACCGATGCGATTAATATTCGTGGCGAAAAAGGTGAGCAGGGAGAGCCAAGTCCTTCCTATCTACACACTCAATCCACTAATTCAGATAGTTGGCTAATTAACCATAATTTAAATGCCTATCCTCAAATTCAATTATTTAGTTTAGGTTGGGTTAAAATTTATGCCGATGAACAGCATTTATCTTTGAATACTACCCAAGTTTCTTTTTCGTATCCTGCTGTAGGATACGCGATTCTTTCTTTATAGAGGTAAACTATGCCCCGATTTGATAACAACCTTACGTTTGCTCCTAATTCGACGGCAAAAGTCCCTAATCCACAGAGTGCAAACGACGCTGTAAACCTTGGATTTATAGAAGATTATTTTACTGGATTAAATGAGAAGGCGGCGGTTTTAGCTTCATCCTCTGGTAATATCAATTTAGATGCTCCAGGATCGACTATTGGGGGAGTAACGATGTCCCTTAATGGCCGTTTTTTAGCACTTAGTCAAACAAATAACACTCAAAACGGGATTTATATTTGGAACGGGGCTTCTGTACCAGCAACGCGAAGTTCTGATGCAAATACTTCTACTGAGTTAAATAATGCCACTGTTTATGTTCCCGATTCTACGGGGACAACTATCGGTGCGACTTATCGACAAATTACCCGAAATCCAATAATAGGAACCGATCCGATTATCTGGACTATTTACGGAAATTCTGTCCCTGATGCAACGACAACTACTCCGGGAAGAGTAACTTTAGCAGCCTCGACAAATATTAATAACAATACCGATGTAGGTAAAGTTGTTACTGTGGAAGCTTTGCTAGGTTCAAATGTAATTAAACGACAAGCTAAAGCCACAATTGGCAATGGCACTGACAGCACTTTCCCTATCAGCCACACGTTTAATACTTTTGATGTTGATGTAAAAGTCCGCAGAACTGCTGGCGATCGAGCCGATGTATATCCAGATATTACAAGGCCAACTACCGGATCAATTACGGTTACTTTTAGCTATGTTCCGACTGCTGGAGAGTTTACTGTATTGCTAGAGGCTTATTGATGTGGCAGAAAATGCAGGGATAATTACTAAACTCCAGGATTTTGTTGACGTTAATTGGGTTGCTAGTCGGTTGCAAAGCGAGATAGTAACCATTACGAACATTTCTGCTGCACAGCAAATTCCTGTTACTTCTTTTCTAAGAGAAATCACTCTTTTAGAAGTGCGAAACTTACGCACAACCGTGGGAAGTGCTACAATGACTTTTAGCTTTGGTAGTGGTGCTTCTTTTGGGGCAATACCAGGACTATCTAACCTATCTCTTACTACTGCCCGGGCTAATTTTACAGTATCTGGACAAGGACAAATTATTACTACTGCTCAAGAAATTCGATTCGATATTACCAGTGTCACTGGCGGACCATTGAGTATTCCTTTTTTGTTGATTTTTCGCGAAACACCGTCGCTAACTTAAATGCCTAATAGTTTAACTGCCCAAAGTTTATTCCTAAATAGTCCCGAATATATTGAAAGATACCAAATTGCATTAACAAATGTTTCTGGGTCTTTCAATGGAATGTCAACTAATTCAGCTTTTTTTGATAGTCAAATTAAACCTAGTTTGATTAATGATCAATTGGCTCGATTTTATGTTTACAAAAGGATTCTATCAGAAATGATTGTTTTTAATCCTTATGTTAAGTTAAATGTCGCTAAATTGGGAATGACGGCAGCAGTCTTTGGAGAAACTCCAAGACTTACTATTTCTGTTAATAGCGAAGGGAAATTAAATCCGATTTCTGAATCGGATATTTTGCAAGCAGTAATAGAACAATTCAACGACGAGAATCTGTTAGGTCAATTGCTAAATCAAAATATTCTCAAAGTGTCTGCGGTTTTTAATTAATGCTAATAATTGACGCTAGTCCCCCATCATGGACACCCGCAAATCTACCTGGGCTTTCGGTGTGGTTTGATGCAGCGGACCTGTCCACCATCACGGCGAGCAGTGGCGGCGGTGTGACCGAGTGGCGCGACAAAAGCGGGTTTCAACGTAATGTGTCCGTGCCATCCGTGTCCAATAGCCCGACGCTGCGACAGAATGTTCAAAACGGCTTGCCGGCCATCGACTGGGGGACAGCAATAAATAATTTAGGGCTGCACAACCTCGCGGTTTCCAACTTCAATCCGACGCGTTACCTGATCGTCGCCCATTACGAAGGACCGAACCCGTTCAATGGGTATATTGGTTTGGTTTCACACGGCTCTGGCTTACTCACCGATATTATTGTCACGAATAACTCTGGCACTCTTTGGGTCGCTGGCTCATTTTTTCATAACGGTGCCACCTCGGCAACCCAAACGGCTTTGCCGACAATCAGCCAACCTTTCGTACTCACATCAAACTTCGCGCATAGTGCCAACAGAACCAGTCTCTTTATCGGCAATGATCGGAGTTTTACGGCGTTTTCGCGCGGCTGGCGCGGCAAGATTATGGAGGTTGTAGGGATAGACTTCGCGTGGTCGTTGGCGCTCCGCCAACGAGCGGAAGGATACGCTGCGTGGAAGTGGGGACTCGTCGCTAACTTACCCGCCGCGCATCCTTTCAAAAACCGTCCGCCTCTTGTGTCTGATATTTAAGGTAAAATAAAATCAGAAAATATTTGGAGAATTTAAATTGAATTACAGAAAATATTTAGCTGGAATTAGT